GCGGCGGGGGTGGCAGCCGGGGCCGGGGAAGGGATCAGGCAATGGGGCGCTGGCGAGCCCATGGACTGGCGCAAGATGGCCAATGAAGCGATCTGGTCTGCGGGCCCAGAAGCGGCGGAGTCTGTGGGCCGGCAGACCGTGCGGCAATTTGCCCGCGAGACGCCGGGCGGCAAAATCCTCCGTGGGGCGCAGGCGGCGGCGGAGGCCCGTGGCGCACCAGGGCGGATCTTTCAGCCACGTCCAGCCGACCAGATTAGCGATGCGTTCGAGGACGTGCGCCGCACGGGCCTGACCATCGATACGCAGGACATTACCAACCATCTCACGACCCTTTCTCCCGGCAAACAGGCCGATACGCTCAATGTTCTGACGGGCTTAGACCGGGAGCACCGCACCGGAGGCCGCTATGTCCAACTCTACCATGATCTCACGACCGGCCGTGGGATGGCAGGGAGCAGTATCGGGGATTTGCAGACCATGCGCAGCCATCTCCGGCAGCGGGCAGAACACCTCCGCAGTGGGTCTCCCGAAGCCAGGCAGCTTGTCCAGGACCTGCAAGGCGCCGTCGATGATGCGATTGACTTTGGGCTGACTTCAGGGGCCATGCACGCCTCGACGCCGCAGATCAGAGACACGCTCCATACGGCGCGGCGGGATTGGGCCAACAAGGCTGCCGCCGATGACATGGGCGAACTGATCGAGAACAAGATTTCTTCCACGCCGAACCTGGGGGATGCGACCCTCCGGCTGAGTAGCTTTGTCGATGAGATACGCCGTGGGCGCAGCGAAGCGACCAAAAGCATCAACCGCTCGCTGGATGTCACGCCGGGGGCACGTGATCGGTTCAATACGGAGATGCAGGAGATTTCCAGGCTGTATCAGGATGTTGAATTATCCATGACCGATGTGCAAGGGATCTCGCGGCTGCCAGTCATTGCGGGGGTACGGCAGGGCCTGGGGAAAATCCTCCTGACGGATTGGGGTCGTCAATGGTTCAAGGATGCCGTGACCGAAGGCCGGGGGACGTTGTCACCGAACGCCGTGGGCTTTTTGGTCAATGTGGGCCGGCGGGCATTGGCCCCAGAGGCGGCAGAGGATCGCCCGATTCGTGCCCCACAGGAATCCCGACAGGCCCCGGGCGGGCGGGGGCGGAGTACGGACTAGGCTGCGAGCCAGAGGACCGCGCCGAGCGACAGGGCGACGAGCAGTCCAGCCATGACCACATAATCGAGCCAGGGGCCATGTCGCCCGGTGAGCTGCGCAAGGGGGCCGGCGTGCCCGAGACCCCAGGTCGCTGCGTGCGCCGTCCGCACCGTCAGCCAGTCAGCGGCCGCAGAGAGACACAGACCGACAGTCAGGGACAGCAGGCCCAGCAGCAGGAGCACCAGGTAGCCAACAGCGAGGGCCATGACGGCGGCAACAGGCCCAAGAATGAGCCAGAAGATCCATGGTTCAACGTACATCGACAACTCCTTCAGCCCCCGGCAGCCAGGGGCGGTGTGGGTGAGCGCGGCAAGCGCAGCAAGATTTGCCACAAGGCCGCAAAGGTGGCACCAAAGCCGACGAGCATAATGCCGATCACGAGAGTGAGCTTGCTGTCAATGCCGTTGAGGCGTTCGGCCATCACGGTATGCCGCACGTCGATATCGGCGGCAGCGATGGCGGCGTGACGGGCTTCGGGCTCTGGGGCGCCAGCAGCGAGGAATGCCGTGTAGGTTTCGGCTTGTAACAGTGCCATCAGGGCTCCTAGCGTGCCAGGCGCTGCATCTGCGCCTGATGGTCTTTGAGCATCTGCGCATGCTGCACCTGTGTCTGGCGGAGCGACACGCTCATGTCGCGCATGGTAACAATGGCCTGTGCGGCGACGAGGAGCAGGCAAAGAGCCCGGGCCAGATAGATGCCGAGCATAATGCGGTCAACGAGGGTCAACATGCGTGGCTTTCTGTCTGGGCGTCTCAAAGTACGCCGATTTACATTTGGCACACTGCCGAATCTCCGCCTTGCGGGGGATCCAGGTATGGCCACAACGTTGGCAGGTGATGGTCTTGATCTCAGTTTGCATGTCCATAGTATACCCTATCGGTTCCTTATACGTAAACCTTGAGCAGAAAGTGTCGTATGGCCCCTGTTATTGAGCCAACAACGATTGTTATCGTCCCATGGCCAGTCTTCCAGGCCTTCGTAGATTCTGAGGCGGCCATCGGGGCAAAATTATATTCATTTATTCCTAGCACATCTACTCCTAAATCAACCTATATAGATCCATTCATGGTTACGCCCAATAGCAATCCCGTGGTGCTCTCGGATCAAGGCTCGGCACTCGTGTATCTCGACGGCGTGTATGACCTCAGATTATACGATAGTGATGATGTATTAATATGGGAAGTTCATAGCTTTTCGTACCAAAGCGGCGTTACGCCCTCGCCCGGCCTGGTGCAGGTCGGCTCCGCGCAGGCCACCATTGACGCCATTGACGGCGCGGCCGTGCTCACGGCCACGGGTCTGGCGCCGGCGGGCTACCGCCTGCTCGGCCTGACGACGGAGATCACCGAGGACTTTGGCACGTCGCACGGCCTGACGGGGCTCCTCCTCGGGGACCAGGTGGTGCTCGACCGCTGGGGCGACCAACCCACCCTCACCGTCGGCACGGTGCAGCGTGAGCAACACTTTCACAGCGACACGGAGGTGTGCACGGCGGTGCCCTACGAACTGCGGGTGAGCGCGGCGGGCGGGCTCTTTGACGGGAGTGGCCAACTCACGGCGCGCCTCTACTGGCAATTCCTGGGGACGACGGAACCCCCTGGCACGAACCCGGCGATGGTCGAGTTCGGGTCCACCGAAGCCACCCTGACGGCGAGTGATGGCGCCAGCGTGCTCACGGCGAGCGGCCTGGCGCCCGCCGATGCGCGGCTGCTCGGGCTGACCACGACGGTGGTGACGGAGTTCGGCATCTCCCGGGGCCTCACGGGCCTGATCCTGGGCGATGGGGTCGTGAGTGATCGCTGGGGCGTGAGTGGCTCGCTGACGCCCGACACGACCACCAATCAACTCGATTTCCACAGTGACACGCAGCCCATCGCACCGCCGGGCTATACCGTGCTGGTGAGTGCGCAGGGCGGCACGTTCGATGCCACCGGGCAACTGCAGGTGACGCTCTACTGGTCCACACTGATGCCCCTCTAGGGGAGGAACCCTATGCCAAATACACACGCTGTGGCAGATTTTGCCTATGAGCTGCAAGCGACCTGTGAAGATTTGCTGCCGGCCTGTATCGTGAGCACGACATGGCCCACGGTCCCCGTGTCCTCGATGACGCTCGCGGCGTTCGGTACTCTTGGATATGTGAGGGACGGTCACGCCCTGGTCTATGTAGAGCAACCCTCTATTACGGTGCCTCTCTCTGGGTCAGATGGAACATACTGGTTGGGTATGACTCGCGATGTTTCCACCGCCTATGCTGGCTGGACCCGTAGAGCTGGCAGCAGCTACGTCTGGCGTTTGTCTGGGACACGTCCGCCCGACGTGGACGGCCTGCTCGTGTTCGCGTCGTGCACGGTCGCCGGCGGCATCATCACCGCCGTCACCCCGGCCCCCGGCGTGACCCGCGCTGAGGCGTGGCGGGCGCTGAGCGGCCTGGGCACCATGGCGACGCAGCACGCGAACGCGGTGGCGATTACGGGGGGGACGGCGGCCTTGACGACGGCGCAGGTGGGCTGGACGGCGGAGCCGGGGTATCAGCTCACCGTGAACCAGCTCTACGCCGCCGGGGCCTCGCACTTCCAGTACCCGGTGGGCCTGGGCACGGCTCCGGTGGCGGGCTATGCCCTCACGACTGGCGTCGGTGCGAGTCTCTTTAACGGGCCGGTCGGGGTCATGCTCGCCGTGCCGGCGGGCTTTGACCTCGCGACGGACCGCTTCTATACCAACGGCGCGTCCCGCCTCAATGGCCCCATCGGGTGTGGCACGGCCCCCGACCTCTCGGGCATCAATCAGGTCACGATTGGCTACGGGAACCTCTCTGTGCAAACGCAGGCGTTCAAGCCCGGGGGCGGCCCTTTCGCGGATAGCAGCGACGCGCGCCTCAAAACCGCCATCCAGGAGATCCCGGATGCGCTCGGCATCCTGACGGCCCTCCACGGCATCACCTACCGCTGGCGCGATCCAGTCAAACGCGGCGGACGCACCGGCTCATACTTTGGCCTCATTGCCCAGGAGGTGCAGCCGGTCATCCCCGGCTGGGTGTCCACCGGGCCAGACACCTATTTACAACTGGAAATCCAGGGCTTTGAAGGACTCACCGTGGAAGCCCTGAAGCAATTGGTCTCGCGTATGAGCGAGCTTGAAACACGTCTGGCGGCGCTGGAAGGAGGCACGTGAACCTCTCCACCTAATCGCTACGCGATCTCGATGGAGATTCCGGCTCACCGGAGAACCACCGGACAACACGGTATTGGTTCTCTGGATACATCATTACGGCCGCTGCCAGTTCCTGACAGGTGCTGTCAAACCAGCGCTCCGGGTTGGGCGACACCTTCGCATCGGCCTCAGAGCCCAGGGAGCAGCATGGCAATGTATCTCTCAACGTTTCACATTTTACGTCCGGGACTTCCCCGGACAACGCCCTATGCGAAGTGCAAAGAGCAAGCCGTCACGTCAGCATTGAAGCTCAACGGACGGAGACACAAGGTCTGTGCTAATCGTACCTTGTATATTGTGACCTATGCAACTGATTTGTGCAGCTCCGCTGCATAGGGAATTGCCCCTCGTGGGGGGCAACGTTTCCTTCACCCCCACCTAACCACTCGGAAGTGGTCTAGGTGGAGTACTAGAAACGAGATTGATAGTATGGCCGAACCGTCCACCGAACAGATGCAACTGGTCGCCAGTGACGCATTCCTCACCCGCGTGCAGTACCTGGCCTGGGACGAGGCGGCGCGCGTCGTCGATGAAGACCAGGCCACGCCCGAGCACGAGGCACGGGTCAACCTGGCGCATACGTTTCTGACGTACCCGGCACAGACGGCACCGACGATTGCCCTGGCGATTTGTCGCTCGAATGCGCCGGGGCGGGTCATCTTGGGCACGGTGGTGCCGAGCGAAGACCCCATGCTGGTCGATAGTAGTGCGCCGGATCTGGCGCTGAGCAGTGCTATCACCTTTTACTGGAACTCGATCGCGCAGGTGGCGACGGGAGGCGAAGCCTGAGCGCCGCCCTGCGCCCCGCCGTCGAGGCCCGCCTGGCCACGCTGCGCCAGGAACTCGCCACCGGGAACGACGCGCTCACGCAGCTGGAGACGCGGCGCACCGTGCTCAGCGAGATGCTGCTGCGGATCGCTGGGGCGGTGCAGGTGCTGGAAGAAGTGCTCGCAACGCCCGAACCGGTGGACGCGTCTGCGGACGGTCCCGCGCCAGAGGAGAGCATCCGTGGTGACGGTCTTCTTGCTCCTGGGGATTGCAGCCCTGGTGCTCGTGGTGATCGAGCTGCTGCGGGCCATCCCGCTGGGGCGCTGAGGCGTGGCTGACGAAGCTGCGACAACCACACCAGGTCCAGCGCCATCTTCCGCAACGAAGTGGTGGCAATGGGCGCTCGTCTATCCTGCCCTCGGGACGAGTCTGTTTGCCGCCGTCCCTCGCGTCTGGGAGGAGTATAAGGCGCTCAGGCTGGGCGTGGCACGCTCCGAACTCCAGCTGGTGCAGGAACAGGAGCGCTTATGGCAGCGCAACCTGGCGTGTATCCAGGAGCAGGGGACCTGGGAAATTGACGGGCCACATGGGATTGTCGTGCGCGCGACGCTCTGCAGTCAGACAGGGGATGTGCTCCTCAGGTATCACGTTGGTGCGTGGCCAAGTATCTATAGGTGGATGGCTTTGCCGGTGGAGAAGGTGACACAAAAGTGACTGAAGAGGAGTGGGGCAGGTGGATGGCGCGACAGCTAGCGCGGTGGACGGCGTGGTTCGACGACTGGTCTGGCATCCTGATCATGATGATCTGCATGCTCATCGTTATCGCGCTCGCGTGTATCTTCCTTCTCTGAGCCCCACGCTGCTCCTCCTGCTGCTGCTCCTCAGCGCCTGTGCGGGACCCCGCGAGCGTATCGTGCTGCTGGGCGCTGAGCCCGGGGAAGCACTGACCGTGACCACGGCCACGGGTACTACCACCCTCACGGCGCCCGACAGCACGGCGAACATCTGGAAGGGCGGGAAGCTCCTGCTCGGGACGCTGCCGCCCGCGACGATTCAGGAGCGCTATGGGGCGGTCATTGCGACGGCGCCAGAGGGGGCAGCCACGTATACGTTCCGGTTCGCCACGGGCAAGGCCGGCCTCAGTGCCGAGGGGCGTGTCACCCTGGGGCACCTGCTGGCAGAGGTCCACCGGCGTGGGCCGGTGGAGGTGGTCATCGAAGGGCACTGCGACCAGGTAGGGACGGACGCGGCGAATGATGCGCTGTCGCTGGCCAGGGCAGAAGCGGTGCGTGCGCTGCTGGTGCAGGGGGGGCTGACCGCGACGTTTGTGCGCGTGACGGGCCGTGGCGAGCGTCAGCCGGTGATTGATGCGCCAGAGCGGCCAGAGCCGAAGAATCGACGCGTCGAGGTGACGGTGCGCTAGGGCATCAGCAGGCCCTCCAATCGGGTGATCTCTTCCTAAGAAATCGTTGCTGGAGACCCCGTACTTCAGTGCGGGGAGGAAAGCAACGTTGCGTTGCAAACGCAACAGTTTTGTGCTACCATTAACATATGAATGAACCTATACATACAAGAGGTTGCGTATACCTGACAGCATATCATATAGTGTGGCGTCCGGTGTATCGTCGTGATGTGCTTCAAGAGCCAGTCAAGACGACGTTGGAGAATCTGTTGCATACGATTGCCCACCAGAACCACATGGATGTTTTGGCTGTCGATGTCCAACCGGATCACGTACACCTCTTCGTCTCTATGCCGCCTACGATGTCTATCGCGCAATCCGTCAAGCTCTTCAAAGGTATTTCTGCTCGCCAACTCCGCTTGATGTATCCCCAGCTCCGCAAACGCACGCGCTCTGATAGGCTGTGGGCTCCAAGCTATTACGTTGGCACGGCTGGGCATGTCTCTGCTGATACGATAAAGAAGTACATCGAAGCGCAAGAGAGCCACCATGCCAAGTAGTATGCTGACCTTCAAATACAGGATCAAAGACTCTACAAGCAGTAAGCACCTTGTGCGCCTTGGCTGGGCCGTCAATACCGTCTGGAACTTCTGTAACGAGGTATCCATGCTGGCGCTGCGTCGAGACAAGCACTGGCTGTCTACATTTGAACTGATTAACCTGTGTGCTGGCGCTGGCGCTGAACTTGGTTTGCATTCTGACACGATCAGCGAGATATGCCGGGAGTACGTTGCGAAGCGTGTGGCTGCCAGGAAACGACGCTTGAAGTGGCGTAGCCGGAAGCGGTCGCTTGGATGGATACCGTTCAAGGCACGCTTTCTGAAGATTGACGACGACTCCATCAAATATTTGAAGCGCCGTTTCCGCTTTTGGCTCTCGCGTGCGATTACTGGAAGAGTGAAGACTGGCAGCTTCACGCAAGATGCGAGAGGCAGATGGTACGTCAACTTCCAGTGCGAGGTTGAAGACGCCAACGTACCTGTTGGGGACACAGAAATCGGTATCGACCTGGGGCTTACCAACCAGCTCTGGTGCTCTGATATGGATGAGCCCTACTCCAGAGACAACCTGACGCGGACGCATGAAGACGCGCTGGCTATGGCACAGAGAGCTAACAAGACGAAGCGCGTCAAGGCTATCCACGCCAAGATTGCCAATTGCCGCAAGGACTGGACGCACAAGACCACGACAGCCATTGTGCACCGCGCTAAGCTGATCGCTGTCGGGAATGTCTCCAGTACCAAGTTGGTCAAAACTCGGATGGCCAAATCTGTGCTTGATGCCGGATGGGGCCAACTTCGCACATGCCTGGAATATAAAGCCAAGCGGCTTGGCGTGATCTATGGCGAAGTCAATGAATCCTACTCCAGTGTGACTTGCTCGGCTTGTGGTGCTCGCACCGGGCCGAGTGGACTGAGTGCGCTGGGGGTAAGAGTATGGACGTGCGCTGGTTGTGGTGCTGTGCATAAACGGGACCGCAATGCTGCGCATAATATACTCCGTTGCGGACGTGCAACGCTCTTAGGAATCCCGCGACTTTAGTCGTGGGAGGACGTCAAGCACTCTGGTCCACCGATCGCTGCCAGCGGTCAGGAACCGGATGCCTTTGCGCTGGTTATCGAGATCCTGACGCACGCTCGTATCTTTTTCTTTCTCGTGGGGAGGAAGAGTCGCTGACACGCTGTCACTATGCGTCGTTGCTGGCGCTGCGCGATAAAACGCTGGGATGGGCAGCAGGCAGCGGTAGAGATTAATACCGCAACCGTGGGCGGTACGATAGACGGTTTTGGCGAAGATGCCCATGGCGACGAGCTTCCCCGCATGGCGGAAGGCAGTACGCACGGAATAGCCCGTTTTGTGGGCCATAAACTGGTGGGCGACACGACCATACCCGGCACCGTTGAGACGATGCGCAATTTCAAGGGCGGTGAATTTCAGGTTGCCGTGGAGTTGCGGACAGGACCGGATGGCTGCTAGAATGCGTGTTGACATGGCTCTCCTATGTCCAGATAGGGGAGTGCATAGGAATCGGGCTGTGCTTTGAACACGGCCCGTTCCGCCTCAGTAGACGCCCCTTCTACCACACTCCCGTACCCCAACACAAGCCCTACCTCGCAAACAAGGGCAAGTCCTCGTAGTGCTCCACCCGGGGGGCCGCGCCGTCAGTCCACCTCCTGAGCGCCGCCAGGCCCAGCCGCTCGCGGGCGATGTTGGTCAAATAATCGAGTGACAAGTCGAGCCCGACGCCGTGATGGCCTCCTTGAACCTCCCCCGGCTTTAGCCGTGGGGAGGTTCAAGGAGGAACCTGTCAAGGGGAGCACTGAGAAGTGCTCTCCAGCACTGTACCTCAACCTTGGGATGTTAGTGAGGTTAATTTCTAACCTCAGCACTGGAGAACTACGCATGGACCTTAACGAGTATCAAAAGCTGGCACGTCGTACCAGTGCATTTGCACCTATTGACACGCGCAACAATACTGACAGACGTGAGAACATGCTCATGGCAACACTAGGTCTCAATGGCGAGGCAGGCGAAGTTGCTGATCATATCAAGAAGATGGTCTATCACCTGGATTCACCAAACTTGGATAAACTAAGCGATGAAATAGGTGATGTACTCTGGTATGTTGCAGAGCTGTGTAGTGCACTTGGATTCAACCTCAACTCAGTAGCAGCGCAAAACATAGCGAAGTTGCAGTCACGTTATGGCAGTGCTTTTAGTACTGAGGCTTCAATCAACAGGAAGGAAGAATGCTGAGGTTATAATTTAACCGCAACACTCCCAAGTGTTATGGTACAGCTCTCCCACACTCCCGTACCCCAACACAAGCCCCAAGCCTCGTCCCTCCCCACGTTGAAGAAGGCGTGGCGTTCTGGAAGGTTCAGCCACACAGCAGGCGGTAGAGGCGCAGGGGCTCAGCCATGCGCCTCGTCCTCCGGTGTCGGCGGCAACGTCCAGCGGCCCTCCCCCGGGCGTCTGGGCGGCGCGGCGTCCTGCACGCCTTCCTCCAGGATCTGGTCTAACAGCACGTCCAGACTCTCCACGATCGCCTCCAGCGCCAGCGTGTGCGGCGAAATGTCCAGGCGCACGCATTCCGCCTGGAGCGCGTCTGCGACGGCGCAGAGGGCAGAAAACAACGCTTTTTTCGTCACCGTCCCTCCCGGAGCCGCCGGCTGACCCCGCGCTGCTGCCGCTCCCATTGTTCCTGTTGTCGCGCCGCCTGTCCGTACAGATCACCCCCGGCCTGTTGCGCCGTGGCCTGCGTCTGCCACTCGACCGGGGAGAGCGGCCGCGTCGTGACGTCGACTGCCCCCGTGGCCCACGTGTGCAGGCCACAGCGCGTACAGTGCCAGGCGCGGAACACGTCCATCCAGCCGTCAGTGGCAGGCAAGGAGAGATACGTCGTGCAGCCGGGAGACCACAGGTGCGTCTCCAGGGTGGCGTAGGGGCGCGGCGTGGTCATGGCGTGTCCTTTCGAGAAACCCCTTGCTTCAGCTATGGGGAGGTTGACGGCGTGTCCTCGTGCGCGTGCTTCTGCACGAGACGCATCAGCGTACCGGCAATGTTGCCGGCCAGGAAGGCACGGGTGTCGTCGTCGAGCAGCCCAGGGCGTAGCTGGTCAAGGATGCCCCAGGCTTCGGTGATCGCCCAGGTCGAGCCGGGGGGGTAGAGAGACGGATAGGTATGCTCGGGCTCAGGCACGGTTGTTCTCCTCAGCGGTGACAGAACAGGCCACAGGGACTCCCATCGTCCACCGGCGCCGTCGTATAGACTGCCTCTGGATCACTGCACACGCACTCGTGAGAGTGCTTACGGCTGCGGTCAACCAGCCGATGGTCGCGCATGGATGTCAGTCCTCCTGGACTGGCTGCCTGTAAGGCAGCGACAAGCTACGGCACTTCAGTGCCAGTAGTCGTTGACGGCACCAGCCCGTCCACGTTGGGCGCCACCGGCACCAGGATGTCTCCCCGCGCGTGCCACACCTGCACCCCCTGCGACTGCGCCCCGCGGCGCGCCGCTTCCGCCCGCCACACCGCCGCGTCCACCGCCAGGCGTTGCGGACACCCGCCAAAGCCGCAGACGACGTAGACCGTCTGCCCGGACGCCGCGTCCGTCGGGCTGTGGGCCGCAGACAGCGGGTGGTGCTGCGTGTCGTGGGCGTCCGGGCTGCGGATACCGGCGATTAGCATGGCGCGTCCTCCTTGCGTGCGCCCAGGTCGAGGGGCGGAAAATCGGCGTGGTCGAGCACGGCGTCAGCAGCCACCTCCCAGCACATCTGGACGAGGAGCGGCAGCGATGCCCACGGTTCCGGCATCACGGTGCCACTGGTATGGTGTTGATACGCCATACAATGCTGCCGGTATGCCGCATACGCGATCTGGCCGGGGGTCTGTGCGTCGTTCATGGCGCCTCCTTCTGGGGCGCGTGGATCACCACGGCTGGCGTCTCTTGGTCGTAGGCAGCTTCCCAGCCACGCCCCCCGCAGAACACACAACTGGCAGACCAGCTCTCGCTCTGGCAGTGGCGACAGGGTTGTTCAACCCGGGGCTGACACCAACAGTCCCGGTCCTCGGTGCGGTGGGTTCGCTCGTTCACGGCGTGTCCTCCCGTTCCTGTACGTGCCTGGGGGCGCGAAGCCCGTCTCATCAGAAAACCTCTGAGAAACCCCGGCGTTCAGGCCGGGGAGGAAAAGAGGTTGCCGCCAACGAGCGGCAATTCCTTGTGTGGCGGAGCCACATTGCACTAGCATAGGTTACAAAACAACTGGTACACGCTATCCAGAGCTGAAGGCACCCGCATGCGGGGTAAAACGGTCGGGCTCTGGTCTATGCCGCCATACTTTTTTCCAAGTTCAAAGGCATGCGAGCAATTGGGGCACTGTCAGTCTGCCCTAACGGAGCTGGGTACCGGCTCCCGTGGTAGCGCGTGCTGCGAGGGCTCCCCTCTCGCGGTTGTAAGCCAGCGGCAAGCCTCGTCCTTCAGGGCGAGGTGCTGACGCGATATCCGCTTATTTTTCAAGTCTTTCCATAATGGCCTGATAGAAGTCCGGGTGCAGGTCCATGCCCGTGTGCGCCTTGACGAACGTTTCCACCGCCTCACGGCTTTTCACCTCGGGCGCCCGTGCCTGGACGAGCTGCCAGATGCGCTGGCGGAGCGCGGCGGCGGGATGGAGCGGGTTGGGCTTCACCGGCTCCGTCTCCTGCATCTCTTCCAGATCTTGCGTAAACACATCACTCAAGCAGCCGGTCCGCAGCACCGCGCTCACACAGGCCGACTTTTCCGCCATCTTGATCGCCTTGTTGACGTCGCCGCCATCCTTCTTGAGGGACCTGGCGCCGCGACCTTCGCCCACAATCTCCCCGCTGCGGGTGCGCAATGTGCAGACATAGCAGACGAGGTCCTGCGGACGGCCGAGCATCTCCCAGGTGCCGGTATCGGGGGTGAAAGACGCCTGGATTTTGAGCCAGCCCATGACCTTTTCGGCGCCGGCTTTCGACAGCGACGGCTTCGAGTCTTTGCCGCCGATGCGCAGCGTGTAATAGTCGATGTTGGCTTTCAGCTCCTGCTTGAGAAAGCGTTGCACCACCTGGCGTTGCGTGGTCCACACAGTCAGGGCACGCTCCAGGTCGTCCTCCTGGGGGGCGACGGGGGTCAGCGCGCGCGTGGCTCTCGGGGCCTCTGCGACTGCCACAGGCGCGTCCTCGGTGTCGGGCTCAGGGATATACTCGTCTGCGGGCATAACGTCTCCTTGTGGTGCTGGGATGGGTAACACGGCGAAACGTTCGTCAATCGTGGTTGGGGGTAAGGGCAAGGGCAGCGTCTCGTCATCGACGGGGGAGCCGTTGCCGAGGGCCTCGTCATCGGGGGCGCTGGCCAGGACCTGCGGAGCCTTCTCGGCCATCGTCCTGGCGAGCTTCACCGCCACGGCGTGGACGCACCACCTGCTCGGCCCTTTCTGGCTTTGCGGGCAGGTGCAGTGAAACCCCGTGATGTCGTAGGGCTTCGTCGAGCCGTGCACGGTGGCGGTGCGGTCGTCATGGAGCTGCACGCGACTCAGGCGGACCAACTCGCCCGCCCGCACCAGCCGACAGGGGGCCTTCTCTTCCGCGTGCCAGTAGGGGGCACATTCGAGGCGCGTCATCGCCTGCGCCAGGGCCACCGTAAAGTGATCGCCGTAGAGATCGTCCACAGCCTTGTGTACTCCGTTCGTAGCAGGTAAGATCATCGTCGACTCTCTTGCTGAGGTGAGGGAGTCCAGCAGGCCAGCTTCACTCAGTGGTGGGGAGGGCTGGCCTGTCGTGTGTCTGGGTCACACTGTTACATAAGTACAATACAATAATTGTACTATATTAACATTGGACTGTGCTACTGAAAAATGCCTCCTGCGCCAGGTTTTTCTCTGCCTGTTCTTCGAGATGTTCCATCACAATCTGCGGCCATTTCTCACCCTCTTTGACGACAATCTGGGTGGGGTCTACGCAGCCCTGCACGACCTGCAAGCCCTGCCTGGCGGTGAGTGGTGCAGGGAGGTGCCGCCGCTGAAACCACGCCATGGCCTGTTCCCTCGCCCACCCCTGATGCTCGAGACAGAGATAGAGCGGCACATACCGTTGTGGACGGCGCTCGGGACAAAAATAACTGACCAGGAGCATCTGCTTCCCGGCATACTTGGGATTGTGCGACGTGACCACCCGGTAGTGGACCTGCGTCACCCGGTAGGTTGCCACGGTGGGCGCCATGGGCTCGCCCATCGGATCGCGGAGACTCGCCCGTGCCAGATGCCGGGCCGCGCGGGCCCGCGCCTCGGCCTGACGTCGCTCTTCCTCCTCAGCCTCGACCGCCTGGAGATCGGGACTTTTCTCGAGTGTGGCGAGTGCATCCAGGGGCGTATGGCGATCGAGATTCCCCGCGAAGTCCAGGACGAGGCAATCGACTTTCCCCGGGGCTTGACGTGTGCCACGCCCGAGCATCTGTACGACCAGGGCTTTACTTTGGGTCGGACGCAGGAGCACCACGCAATCAATGTCGGGAATGTCAAAGCCCGTGGTGGCGACCTCACAATTGACCAATGCCTGGATCTCCCCACTCCGGAAACGAGCGAGCATGGCCTGGCGTTCCTCCTGCGGTGTCTCGCCAAGGAGCACCGCAGCCGTGATGCCACGCTCCCCAAGGGCGAGACCAACGAGCCGGGTGTGGGCGACGTCCACACAGAACACCAGCCACTTCTGCCGGGACGCACCGAGGCGGCACAGCTCATCCACCGCTCCACGGACCACCTGTTCTTCACACGCCGCCTGGGAGAGATCCGAGGTGACGAACTCCCCGGCTCGGCTGCGTACCTGAGACACATCAATATCATGTGCGGTGAGGACGCCCGCCAGAGGGGAGAGCCACTGTGGGGTGAGATCTCGAATGCCCACATGCACGGGCATGCAATCGAACCAGGTATCCTCGCCCTCATGCAGCAACCCATCGTCGAGGCGGTACGGCGTGGCGGTGAGACCGATACGCTGGGCACCAGGACAGGCCTCGAACACCTGCCCATACATAGAGCGCACCGACGGTGGGGGCACACGGTGTGCTTCATCAACGATGACCGTCCAGAACTCCCCTGCCTGCTGCAGCCGGTCCATCTGGCGGTAGATGGACTGAATCCCGCCAAAGATCACCTGCGCCTCGCGGTCCCGACGCTTGAGCCCAGCGGAATAGATGCCATGCTCGGCGGTCTCCTGATAGGCCGTGAGCTGAGCGGCATTGTGTTCCAGGAGCTCCTGGCGATGGGTGGCGACCAGCATACGCCCTGGCAACCGTTCACACAGGGCGGCGATCACCCGACTTTTCCCGCTACCCGTGGGCAAGGCCAGCACCGGCGAGCCGCCATCCTCGAGGGCCAGCAGACAGGCCTCGACCGCCTCATGCTGATACGGGCGTAAGCGCTCGGTGTGCTGCATGGGGGGAGACCAGGACATCAGATCGAGTTGCGTATCGGCCACAAGACCACCTCCGTGGCAAGACCACCCATTTTTGGAGCTGGTCTTGCATATCTCTACGTCGTTACTCGCGAAAGACCACCAAGACCACAAAGCACACCATTTCCCGTACTACTATAGTATTCACCCCCGTTATCGACGTTATCGACGTTATCGACGATGATGGTGTTTCCGTTTTATATATCTTTTCTCCTTTTATGTGGTCTTAGTGGTCTTAGTGGTCTTGGAGAAGGAAAATAGCGGTTCAACTGCCAAGACCACCCAAGACCACCACAAGACCACCTCGTGTCTTCTGGCCCCCTAGCCCTCGCTGCCAGGCTCAGGCCGCTCAAGAACCCAGGGCCGCACCTGTTTGCCCTCGAGCCAGATACGCGGGCGACGCCGATAGCCCATGAGTTGCAAGGTACTCGTGATCTCCATTTGCAGGGACTTCTCCTTCCATCCTTCTGGACGGATCTGGAGACAATGCTCTGCGATCGCATCCCATGTGAGGATGTGTAGCGGATCATCGAGCCAGTGGGGAATCCATTCGGCCAAGCGTTCTTGATAGACTTTGACTTCCCGCACATCCTCGCGACGCGTCTCCGCCAAGACGTGGGCCTCATCCGAGAGGCGCCACCAGTCTTTCGGATGTGCCTTGTAGTATGCCAGCGCCTCCGCCAGGAGTTGCGTGCGCAGGAGTTCGAGCGCCTCGAGGTCGATCTGTGCCCCGGTCTCAATGGGGAGATAGCGTGTATTGCCTGTGGCATCGCGGAGATAGGCATGCTGGTTCGTGGTGCCCACAAAGATGCAGCGCCGGGGATGCCGTACCTCACTATTGCTGTACTTGGGGATAAAGACATCCTCGCGGAGACTAATAAACGCTTTCATGCGCGTCTCCTGCGTCCGTGAAAGTGCATGGAGTTCGGCGAGTTCGACCACCCATTTCCCCTGGAGGCGCATCTGGGCCTCTTTGCTCTCGAGGTCCTGCATCAGTTCGCCGTACCACTCGTCACTGGCGAGCAGCCGGACCAGTTCGCTTTTGCCTGCCTCTTGCGGTCCCTGGAGAATGACGACGAAGCGGTAGAGTTGCCCCGGGTCCATGGCCCGGGCGACCATCGAGACGGGGAGCAGCCTGGAGACGGCCTGGCCGTAGGCATCCGGGCTCGTGTGGGCCACCTGTGTGAGCCATGAGGTGAGGCGCGGCGTCTCATCCCAGGGAGGGAGGGCCAGCAGTTCTTCCCGCAAGAGGTCCCTGGGATGCTCGGCACATTCTGCAGCGAGGGCATCTTTGACCTGCCTGGTCTGCATCAGTGGCAGCGCTTCCTGTTCCCCAAACCACTGGGTAATTCGCGTGATGGTGACGTCATCGACGGGGAGATCGCCGAGCATCGGGCGGTTGTGCAGGACATCGAGCCAGAAGCGCTCCTTCCAGAAGTGGTGATGCTTGAGGAACATGCCCACATTAAAATATGTGGGTTTGAGTGTACCACTCACGCTGTATTCGAGCTGTCGCCGCCAGGCGTGATCGTCACGGATGTGCTCGCGGCTGCGGACACGGCGTTGTGTCTGCGGTTCGGCCAGGGCGAGGAGATCCTCGAGCGTATGGCCCTGGGCGAGAAAATCATCGACGCCCAGCTTGTGCTCGCTGTCCGGCAGATAAATCACCTGGGGCAGCGCTTGGCGGTCCTGGAGGAAGCGGCGCAGGGCGTGTAAGGCGTGTTGCACAGTGGTCTTGCGGCTGACATCGTTGTCATAGACGATGTACACCGTGCGCTCGTTCAACGCGACATACTCCCATTCGGGGAGGATGACCTGTCCGCCGTGGCCATTCTTCCCACGGAAGCCCCACACGCCATTGAGGGCGATGGTACAGGCGCCGATGGATGCCAGCGCATCGCCTTTTTTGACGCCTTCGGTGAGAAAGAGGGGGACGTGGGGGTTGCCGAGATCCGCTTGGACTGCAGGATGGCAGTCGAGGGTGAGGGTGACACCAGGGGGCAATTCGTACTTATTGATCTTCCCATCTTTATACTGGCGGGGAGCATTCGGCCGGAGGGAGACCCCTGCCTGGGCACCGTGCACATTCCAGAGAGGAATCAGGAGACCTGGCACCAGCCGGGATTGGGTTTTACTGAACTGACAATCGAGGGCCTCGCCCGGGTGGTCGAGGGACGCATAGCCGCGCTGTTGGATGATCGTTGGCGTGAGGGCCGATTGTCTGAGTTGGTCGTGATGGGCTGAGGTCAGCATGCTCGCTCCTCAATGTGCCACACTATCTTCATAAACTAAGTAACTACAGTCATTATACTACAATAACTTGACGAGAGCAGCGTCACTAGGTATATTCAAGTAACTCTCTTTCCTCACAGGAGGTGCTATGGCCAGCGTGACAATGCCGTATAAACTGCAAATCTTTTTACCTGACGATCTCCGCAAAACGTTGAAACGGCTTGCTAATCAATACGATACGAGTATGCAGCAATTCTTGGTGACGTTGCTGACAGAGACCACGACGCGCTTGCGTGAGCACACGGACCCCGCCTTGCATGAGGTCATGACGGCGCAGGTATCGGAGCACGCGTAATGGGTGCTCCCTTGCTGCCCCAAGATATTGCGTTGTCGGTGCTGCCATCGGTGGCGTTCGTGGCGCATCGCGAGGTCCCCAATTGTGCGGCGATTTCTATGGCACACCGGCCTTGCTCCAGCACCACCTGGCGATCCACGGCGCTCGGCATGCCCTACGTCTCCCCGCGCAATCGCGCCACCATGCTGTCCCACGCCTCGGGCCGATACATCCCCGCCTCGACCTGCGTCACCGCACTGAGCAGGCGCAACCAGTGCGCTTGTTGGAGCGTCAGCACGCCATCAGCACTCTTGAGTTCCCAAAAGAGCGCCGTGCCAGGCTGGTCTGCGTGTGGGGGTCGGACAAGGACAAGATCCGGAAAGCCACTGGGGCTTCTGCGACTGTCCTTCGTAAAATAGCCAGCCCAGCCAGAGGACTTTGCCACGCGCAGGACAGCGGTCTGGAACGCCCGCTCCGTGATCGCTGGCGCGGCCTCGGGCACCACCACCCCGGCACGGACGGCAAGGACATGGCACGTGGGGCACAGGGTCATCCCGGTACAGGTACAGCCGCGCATCTAGGCGTCCTTCGCCGGCGTCAGATCGGGCTCAGACGCGCTGACGTCCTGGGTATCGTTCATGGCCCGCAACTGGTAGCGCACGCCGCTCCGGAGCCGGCTCTGCTCGTCGAGCCGCGCCATGACGCGCCAGCGGCCGTCCGGCTCCAGCGCCCAGCGCACCCGTTGCCCGAGGGTGGAGAGGAAGGTGATGGGGACCAGCTCAGCCACGATCGTCCCCTTCCAGCCACACGTGGCGCACCTCGGGGACCTGCTGCAGCACCCGTCGGGCATACGCTGTGAGGTGCGGGACGGTCTCCATGGGGGCGGGGTGCGGGGGATTGTCCGTCGGGGTGCTGCCGAAGTTCAGCACGGCACAGCTATGGCAGAGCCCCGCATGGCTCTGGTCGCAGGCACGGTGCCAGGGATACGGG